ATCTAAATTGATTACATTGTTTTCTCCATAAGAAAACATATTTGAAAATTTTAATTGTTTTAAAACTATGTTACTCATAATAAATATCCTTAAATGCATTTTGAGAAAACAGTTCTCTTAAGTATTTTAAAGTAAGTCTGTCCCAAGTTATAAAAGTTTGCCTTCTATATCCATTACTTTCTCTTATACAGTCTTCTAATGTAGGTATAATATTAGCACTCTTTTCCCAACCTGTCATTTTGATTCTACGTTCTAGTTGGGGATATGCTTCATAAATAAAGTCATTATTCTTGTCACCTGGCTGGTCTGCGTCAAAGGCAGCAGCATAGTGACAAAATATAGGCTCTAATGAAGTGAAAGTAAAAAATTTATGTTCCTTGGATATAGCATATTTAACTATATTAGGAGAGTCTTCCCACCATCCTATACCAATTTTTCTATGAAAATCAGGATTATGCCCAGAGAATATAATAATTTCATTAGGCTTTACTGTATCAAATATATTAGTTAGAGCTATTTGAGAATATGAATGGGTAAACTGTCCATGCTTTATTGCATCAGGAATTGTGTGATTTAACATTTTATCCATAGAAAGATTAACAATGCTGTAATCAATAAATCGTTCTTTACAATATTTAGCTGCATAGCCAATATCATAATCATTTACACCTTCAAACAATCTTTGAGATACTGCTCTAAAAGGTATGCCTTGTGTGTAAAAAGATTCAGCTGTAACTTCAGAATCTATACCTCCACTTAGCGCTAATACAAACTCATAATCACTATACTTTTTAGCAAACATAGCTACTAGTAAGTCTAAATCTTGTTTGAATGATTTACCTCTACGTTTATACTCTGGTACTGCAACTCTACAACCCATACTAGGTATAGTATCACAACACTGATAATAACGTTCTGGTCGCAGATATGTTTTATTTTGTGTGTATTCCCAGTATACTCTATTAAGTGATAAATCAATTTGCATATATACTTTTAAACTCCGTTAGCACTTTGTCGGTATCTGCTACCTTAATATGATTTAGATATATTTCTAACTCTTCATATATGTTTTTATTTTTAAGATCTAGTGTAGAACCTTCTGTGGGTTTTTCTACCATCTTTTTATCTAGTAGTTCTGAATTAGCAATTAGTGCTAGTTCATCTAGTGATCCTGTAATTTCATATATTACATGATGTCTTGCGTCTGTTTTCATATCTTCACCTACTGTAATCTTACGACGTAGCAGTTTAGGTAAATCTAAATTGTGAAATGTGCGGGTATAGTTGTGTGAGTCTACCACATCATAAATGTCTACTCCATACTCACGTTTATCATCTCTGTCAAAGGTAGTGTTCAACGGAGAACCAGGGTAGTAACAGTTGCTGTCGCCATAACGATGATTAAAGTGTAGATCACCAAGTAAACATAAGCCCCAAGGGGAGAGTAAGGAAAAATCATATTCAGGTGTAATGTGTGGAGGCACTTCACCCCTGATATGCGTAACCAGAATATCATCCTCAATATACGCTGGTAAATTATTGATCTGCATCTCACCATATGGGAAAAAACAGAATGATGTTTTACCCACAGTTGCGCGTCCATTCTTCGTAAAAACATGTACGTTCTCATTTTTAATAGCGTTTCGTTCCGTAAAATGTTCAAAGAAAGATTCTCCTTTTCGAGTGGCTTCATGATTGCCAGGAATGATGTAGGTTGGGATAGTGACTGAATTGATATAACTTAGAAACAAACAGATTTCATCTGGTTCTGGTTTTTTATCAAATATGTCACCAGCTATAATATGAACATCACAGTCACGTTCAAGTTCTAACAGTTTAGTAAACATACTTTTGAATCTTGACATTTGCCAAGTGTATGGTACTTTTTTCTTGTGCAGTAGGATGTGCCAATCTGCAGAGCACAAAATTTTAGTCATTGAGTATTGCCTTTCGTAGAAAAGTATGTTAATTTAATTGTATAGCAAGTGAACAACGTTACACCGTAGGTGAAAAGCTATTGAACACGCATCGTCTATATGAGGTCGCGTTGGCACGTAGTGCAGCAGCGGGGAACGTAGTTCCATTTAGTTTTGTAACCAGCTACACCTACGCCCATTTTTCTATACGTTGATCAGGTCCACAGTAACAAGCTACAAAAGGACAACGTATAGAACTAGCAGGTTTTATAATATTTTGTTTATAAATATTACCCATTCTAGCTTTTCTATAATTTAATAAACATGCACTAGGATATACATCTCCATTAGGAGTTATGTGTATACTATCTTTTCCTACTGCACAGTTCATTCCTTTAAAATTTATACTATGTGCATCAATTTTATCGTATATAGTAGTTTTATTATTTATATCTGTTATTTTAATTTCTACTGGATAGTCTCTATGAAATGTAAAATATTTTTCTTGTTCAGGTGTATAGTCTATTAATTTATCTGTAATACTTAAACCTTGACTATCTTCATCTTTAATTCTAGTTAGGTGTACAAATTTCTCTCCATATTTTATTTTAAGTATTTTTAGTACCTCCATAGCTTCATTCCAGTACTCTTGCGGAGCTGATACACTAACACTTCTTATAAAATTACTATCATTAAGTAGCTGCACATTATTCATAAATTCATTAGTAGCATACTCTGGATGCCAACTAGCTACTATAAATTTACCTAAATTTTTATTTAATTTATTTATATAACTTTTTACAGGGATTGATAAGTTAGTAGTTATTTTAGGTAGATAGTTAAGTTCTGCTATATAATTTACAAGTTCTGGCCATTGTTTGTATAACATAGGTTCTCCCCCTAAGAAACTTAATTTTATAGTTTTATTCCCAAAGTGATTAGATAAATATCTAAAAGCAGTAATATATTCTTCTAAAGACTTAAACATAAAATCACCACTATTGTTATAACTAGCACAGTAGGTACATTCATAGTTACATCTTTGTGTAATCATCCATTCAACTTCTATTTGATATTCTTCAGAAGTTGTAGCTATATGTTTAATATTTTTCATACCATGCTATCTCAAAAGACTCTCTGGAATATACCTGTATTTCATGATTTCCCCATATTCTTTTAAAATAACTATCATACATTGTTACTATTTGTTCGTCAGCCCATTCATCAGGTATTAAATGACCTTTAACACACCAATGCATAAAATGCGCCTCTTTTAGAGACACATTCATATACAGGCTATATGATTCTAATTGTCGAAGATATTTTTTCATATTAATACCTTGCAGTAAAAGGCTCCTGATTAATACCAGAAGCCTATAGTTTTAACCACTACCTTGTTGTATAATTTTAGTAACATCACCCTCAAAAGAGTGAGTACCTACATGATTAAGTTTAGTATTAGGATCTAACCAGATTTCACCACCAAGCTTTTGCCATCTTCTACAGAAGGTATAATCTTCAGATAAATATCTATTATCTTCTGGATCATGTATTGTATCAAAAAATGAATAACAATATTTGTTAAACTTTTCATCAATATTAGAATCATTACGATAATGTAGTTCAGGATATGCTTGCATCATTTTCTCAACTACTTCACGTTTAACTAAGAAGAATCCTGTAGAAGCATCTAGAACTTCTACTGCACCATTTTCTATTCTAATCTGTTTCTTTTCTTGATTAATAAACTTAAAATTAATAGCATACTGAATTGGTAGAGCTTTTTTAGGATAAGCTGCTGCCATAATAGGTTTATCATAAGCCATCATTCTAAGAAGATCATCAGCTTGATACTCAATATCTGCGTCAATAAACATTAAATGAGAACAATCACTCTCCAAAAACATAGCAGTTAGAATATTACGACCACGAGTAATTAGTGATTCATTACGTAGTGTAGTAATTCTAAAATTAATACCATGCTGCATAAATGTCTGAGAAGTTCTAAACATTGATAAAAAGAATTGATCTGTTACCATTCCTCCATAACAAGGAGTAGCAAAAAAGATATTCATTTCCCTCAGTTTATTTAGATCAATAGTAGCTTGATCACCTTCTACAGCTTTAAAAGCACCAAATGTTTTAGTTGGTGCTTTTTCTGTAGGATTAGAATCTGTATTGGTAGATCCCATATCCGCTAGTGATTTCTTCATGCTAGGTCATCCACATCCTCTTGTGGTTTAAATTCATCGGAGACATCTCCGGCAAAGTAAGCAGTATTTTTAAGAAGCCATTCTTTTTGCTCTTCATATGTTTGACGCTTATAGATTTTAGTAAGATCAAACAGCTCTAAACCTTTTTCTGCTTCTGTTAGTGCGGCATTATTGCGCGCAGGAATACAAGTATATTTAACATTTTGAGGAAGTGGTCCTGTTTTCTCTTTCTTAATAGTAAGATCATATCCGCTATCATCATCTGAAGGATTTCCATAATCAGGATTAGTAGCATAATCTACAATTTGTGAATAAATTGTAGAACGAAGATCAAACAGTTTAATCTGTCCATCTGCTCTATCAATTACATTACAAACATATGAGAATTGTGGTTTATCACCATAAATAGCATCATCAATTTCTTTAAAAGGATCTTGTGCACCATTATCAAATGACTCTGTTTCACGGCTAAATTGTAGACACTCTACAGGCATTTTTTTACCCTCTGTTGTTACTACCCAGTAGCAGTAACGCGGCATTACGTCGCCTACTAATCTTAATTTAGTATCACCAATACCCATTGTGAGTCGTTGGATTTCTCTTCTTTGTCCACTACCTGTAGACTGTTTACCTTTTGCTTTATCCCAAGCTACCATTGTTTTCTCCTATG